GCTGAACAGCGCCATCAACAGCTGTGACGGCACGGCGGAGAAGATGGCGGCCACCATGCAGGATAACCTTGCGGGGCAGCTCACCATATTAAAGAGCCAGCTGGAGGAGCTGGCTATCTCCATCGGGGAGATACTGATGCCTTATATCCGGCAGATCGTGGGATGGATCCAGGGGCTGGTGGACTGGCTGAACAGCCTGGACGAGGGGACGAAGAAGATCATTGTCACGGTGGCGCTGGTGGCGGCCGCGCTGGGGCCGGTGCTGATCGTGGTCGGGAAGGTGGTAGGGGCCATTGGAACGGTCATGACGGTGGTGCCGCAGATAGCAGGGGCGATTTCCGGCGTGATCGCTTTTGTGTCCGGGACGGTGATCCCGGCGATCTCCGCGGTGGTGGCTGCTATCGGATGGGTGCCGCTGGCGATCGCGGCTGTTGTCGCCATCCTGGTGGTGCTGTGGAACAAGTGCGAATGGTTCCGGGATGCGGTCCATGCCGTCTGGACGCAGATCAAGGAGTTTTTCGTTTCGGCATGGCAGGTGATCTGTTCTTTCTTTACGGAGACCATACCCAATGCATGGAATTCCCTTGTGGCGTTCTTCCAGGGCATCCCGGAGTGGTGGAGCGGGCTGTGGCAGTCCGTGGGTGACTTTTTCAGCAATGTCTGGACGGGGATGATGGAGAACCCCATACTGACCGGGATCGTGGACATGATACGCTCCCTGTGGGAGAATCTGTCGTCTACTCTGCAGGGAATCTGGTCGGGCATCCAGACGGCGGCTTCCGGGGCGTGGGAGCTGGTCAAGAACGTGGTGCTGGGGCCGGTGCTCCTGCTGATCGACCTGGTGACGGGGAACTTTACGAAACTGAAAGAGGATGCGCTGAATATCTGGACGAATATCCGGAATGCGGCGTCAAATATCTGGGACGGCATCAGGCAGGTGGTGGGTTCGCTGGCGCAGGGGCTGGTGAACCATGTCACCATCCTGTTTACCGGGCTGAAGAATACGGCTGCCAATATCTGGGCGGCGGTCAAAAATACGGCTTCGGCTGCATGGAACGGGCTGAAAAATTTAGTGGTGTCTATCGCGTCCAATCTGAAGCAGTCGGCGATAAATGCGTTCAGGTCCATGGTGTCCGGGATCGGGTCTGCGCTGTCTTCCCTGGGGAGCGTGGTGCAGTCTGGGTTCCAGTCGGCCATCAGCTTCATCACTTCGCTGCCGGGGAAGGCGCTGCAGTGGGGGAAGGATTTCATCAACGGGATCGCAGACGGTATCCGCAGTGCTATTGGGAATGTGATCAGCGCCGTGTCGGATGTGGCGGACAAGATACGGTCCTTTCTGCATTTCTCCGTGCCGGACGAGGGACCGCTGACGGATTATGAGGATTGGATGCCTGATTTCATGACCGGGCTTGCGGAGGGCATTGAGAAGGGCCGGGGCATGGTGAAGAGGGCCGTGGCCGGCGTGGCATCTGACCTGATGCTGCAGCCCCGGGCGGCTGTCCAGGGGATGCAGGATGGCGGCAGCGCTTCCGGGGACTCTTCCGTGAGGGAGCTGCTGGGCGGCCTGAAGGAGATGCTTTCCGGCCTGCAGGGGATGGCAGGCGGCGGGACCATCTGCATCCCCGTGTATGTGGGCGGGACGCTGCTGGATGAAGTGGTGGTGGACGCCCAGGCGAGGCAGAATTTACGGTCTGGAGGCCGTTGATGGGACGGAATGCACGATTCATTGATGTTTGTGCCGATGGGGCGGAAAGGGGGCGCATATGGCGTATATACAGTATCTGACGCTCGACGGGGTGCCGCTGCCCCTGCCGGATTCCTATGAGGTGCAGATGAATGATGTGGAGGCGGATTCCGGGGGCGAGACGGAGGCCGGGACCACGCAGAGGGACGTGGTGAGGATGGGCGTGGTGTCCATCCCCGCCGTGTTCTCGGTCTCCCCGAAGTGGCTTAAAGCCCTGACAGGGTTCAAGCAGAAGGAGAAGCTGGCGGTGGATTATTTCGACACGGGGACGCTGGAGGTGAAGCGGGCGGAGATGTTCATCAGCGGCTATAAGGCAAGCCTTGTGAAGGATACGTCCTATAAGGGTCTGTGGAAGGTGTCGTTTACGCTGAAGGAGCTGTGAGGCCCCGGGGAAGGGCTGCGGGAGGAGGTGAGGCGGATGTATCCGGTGAGCAGGGCTTTTCTGGAGGCGGTGCAGGAGAATACCAGGCGGTATTTCTGGACGGGGGAGATCAGGACGAAGGGCGGCGCGGTCTATCCTTTCGGATATGAGGATATCGTGAAGGGGAGCGGGTATGTCACGGCGCAGTGCTGCGGCAGCGCGGAGATCGAGCTGGGGACGGTGTATGCGGCGGAGATGGGGGTCACGCTCTTTTCGCAGGTGGACCGTTACACGCTGGAAGGGGCGGAAGTGCGGCTGTCCTACCATCTGCGGCTTGCGGATGGGAGCTATGAGGAGGTGCCGATGGGCATCTTCGAGGTGAGCGAGGCGAACCGGACGGCGCACTGCCTGGAGCTGAAAGCCTATGACTACATGCTGCGGTTCGAGAAGAGCTTCAACGGGTTTGAGACCGTGGGGAATGCCTGGGCTTTTCTGGATTTATGCTGCAAGGCCTGTGACGTGGGGCTGGCGCATACAAAGGAGGAGATCGAAGGGATGCCCAACGGGGCGGAGCTGCT